TTTTTTTTTTTTACTTTTAGTAATTACTTTGTAGTCACATCGTAGCAGATATTTTAGGGTTTTGCAAGAGAAACATATGGAAATAGTTAGGGTTCTTATGGTAAAATTTATGTTGTAATTATAATACTAAGAGGTGATAAGATGCCTAATACTGTTAGCCTTAAAAAAAAATACTAATATTCATGTCTATCATGTTACTATCTTTTACATTTTTTAGTTGTATAGTTTATGCACAAGAAAATAAAAAAGCAGATACTACTATAACAAATGACCCTATTTCTTTATTTTTCAGAGGTCTAGGTGCTTATGGTCTCCCTGAGAACACTCCGAACCCAAAAGACCCTATCCCTTCTAAAACTTCAAATTTACCATACCCTGTAAATTCGTTAAGTACCTCTAAAACTGAAAATTCAATTACCTTTATCGCTCTTTTAATTATATTTTACCTAATAATATACAGACCAATAAAGAAGTTAGTAATACCTTTTCTAAAGAAAGTCATTCCAAAAGGAATAAAATATATTGATGTTCTTTATTTCATAATATTACTTATCTGCCTCTTGTTTGTCCCTTATAAGGATATTAAAGGACATACTTTCACTTTCATTATAAATAATCGTGTAGGAAATATGGATTATTTCTTTCTATTTTATGAGATTCTTGTAATTTCTGTAATATATGCCTTGATAAAAATTATTATTATAAAAACACTGAATAGCAAATCATAAATAATATAATTGTAGACCACTGACAGGATTACTGTTGGTGGTCTTTTTTTTTTTACTTGTTATCTTTTATATAGACAGTGATAAATTGCCGAAGTAACTCTGATGGATTGACCGCTTTACTTTTACATACATTAAAGAATTGCTCTTTCTCTTCTTTTGGCAATCTTATTTTAATCTCAGCGTTCTTCTGTACTTCAGTCATATTATGATGCCCTCCCTTTAATTGATGTATGTCTATAATATTACCATATTTATTTCGTTCCCACAATAGGGAACATTTTTTATTTTAGGTGTTGACACACGTTCCCACAAGTGGTACTATAGGGTCATGAGGTAACATGTTCCCACAAGACAACAGGGAGGAATAACACTATGTTAAAGATTGCATTGACAAACCTAGGGAAATACAACGAGGGCGAACTGGTCTACAAATGGTTAGAACTCCCGGCAACTGAAGACGAAATCGAAGAAGCAAAAGAAGCAATCGGCATCAATGAACAATATGAAGAATGGTTCATCACTGACTATGAGACCGATATTGAAGGCTTACAAGTAGGCGAATATGAAGACCTTGAGGCACTCAATGAACTCGCAGAACGCTATGAGAACCTTCATGAATACGACCAAGACATAGTCCAAGCAATTATTGAGGGTGAAGGGTACGACCTAGAGGAAGCCTTGGACGTTCTGGAAAGTGGCAACTACTCCTTCTACCCTGATGTAACCAATGAGGAAGACCTTGGCTTCTATGTAGTAGATGAAGGTTTATTCGGGGTAGAAATACCGGACTCCTTACAGGTGTACATCGACCATGAATCCATAGGTCGGGATTGGAGAATAAATGGTGCAGGTAGTTTCACCTCTAAGGGATACATTGAGTTGCATTAAAGTCGAAACATAGCCGGGGAGTGTTCCCGGCGATGGTCTCCCGGAAATGGTCTACCGGGACTGATGAGACAGGCCAAAAGTTAATTGCGGCATATAACAGAGAAACCAATTCATCCATATTTAACTTAATCAAGGAGGAATGACAAATGAAAAACAGTGTTAATCAAATTCAAAAGGTATTCGAGTATCAAGGAGGTCATAAGGTCAGAACTGTCGTTATTGATGGTGAGCCTTGGTTTGTCGCAAAGGATGTATGCGAAGTGTTGGGTCTGAAGTGGAAAGGAAATCAAACATTGAAGCCTCTACAAGCGGAAATGATAAGGGTCACGTTTTACCGGACCCCTACAAGATGGGCAGGACAAACCACTCAACAAGAAGGGTTAGTAATTAATGAAGCGGGTCTATACTGCCTAGTTATGCGGAGTAATAAGCCAGAAGCCCAAGCGTTCCAAAACTGGATAGCCTCCGAAGTCCTCCCTAGCATCCGTAAACATGGCATGTACATGACTCCACAAGTCGCAAAAGAAGCCATAGAGGACACCGAAGCCTTCCTAGCGCGTGCCTTGCTTATCGCAAAGGACAAACTAGACAAACTCGAAGCCGAAGTAAAAGAACTCAAACCCAAGGCTCAACATTTCGACGAATACATGGACTACAAAGGCTCCCATTCCTTTACAGATGTAGCGGCATTGTTAGGCATCCATGTAACCGTCCTAACGGCTCAAATGGTCTCCGATGGAATCCTCCGTCGAAACATCAAAGGTGAATTATATCCTCGCAAAGCGTACCAATCAACTCCATATTTCAGAGTAAAGCATACACCTAAGTACATTCAGACACGAGTTACACCTGAAGGACTCAACTGGTTAACCTCAAGGTATTCCAACAGTTTAAAAGTGGTTAACTAAAAGAATGTAATTTATAGGTTCCAAAGGCCAGTCTCGGCGTGGGACTGGCTATTCTTTTACCTTTTAGACCAAACATATGTTCGTATTCAAGGAGGAATGACAAATGGAAAACATGGTAAACAAGTACGGAGAACTTTTCACGGAGCAACTAGAAATTGAGGCATCCTACAAGAAATTCGCAGAGGAACTCTTAAAAAATACTTACGCAGAATCTAAATTAGAAGGGAAAACCGCTGAGACTGCTTTAGGTAAACGCTTAATGAACCATCAATTTGACACTGTTTTTGAGAACGTCAAAGTGTTTGTTGAAACTACCTTGCAACCCAAGCCGGGAGTAAAACCCGCATACATAGGCATCCTTCAGCAACTAGCAGATATTTATGAGGGCAAGGAACGTGACCTCTATACTCTCCTGACGATGGCTACCTTCTCTGTCCTTCTAAACAGCGTATTCCGCAAGGAAACTCGCCTTTCTAACCTAGCACAAACAGTAGCGGCTGAAGTACAGACAGAGGCCCGGATGGAAGCCTTCCTCAAGGCCAATCCCGAGATTGCCGCCTCGGTTCTCCGTGGTATCTCCGAACGTGTTTCCAAGCACTATAAAACCTATTACGCCTACCGCCGTATGGAACATGCGAACTTTTCTTGGAACCCTTGGAGCCTTAAAGATTCTACCCTGTTCGGGGCCAAGTTGATTGAATTGGTCATCCAAGGTAGCGGCTACTTTGAACTCTACGACCACACTGACATGAACGGCAAGGCCGTAACTGAAATCCATCCTACCCAATGGCTCCTTAATACTTGGGCCAAGAACGAAGAGAAACTCATCGCCAAGGCATACCGCATGTGTCCGACTGTCGTTCCTCCTGCTCCTTGGACTACCTTTAAGGATGGCGGCTATTATGGGGAACTCAAGTCCTACTGCACATTCCTTCGGCTCCATGACTTTTCGGTTCCTAACGTATTCACCAAGGAATACATGGCACGTCTGAACCAACTAGACCTGTCAAATGTCCAAGCGGCTATTAACGCTATCCAAGAGACACCTTGGATTATCAATAAGAAAGTCCTGAAAGTAGCCAAGGCAGTTATTGCTCGTGGTGGCGAACTGGCTGGCATCCCTCGCATGGAACCATTACCGGAATTACCTCGCCTCACCGGGGATTATACCGATGAGGAACTCAAGGCCCACAAACAGAAAGCCGTTGAGCGTATCCGCTTGGAGGCCCGGAGAAAATCCAAGGCTATTCGGGCTATCGGACATATTAAAGTCGCTGAAAGATTCAGTAAGTATGAAAGTATTTACTTCCCTTGCAACATGGACTTCCGAGGCCGTGTCTATCCGATTCCTAGTTTCTCATTCCAAGGGGATGACCTGAACAAAGCCCTGCTCCTCTTTGCGGATGCTCCTGCATGTTCATCGTATAAGGACATTGAGTGGCTCATGGTTCACGGTGCTAACCTCGCAGGAGTTGACAAGGTATCCTTCGATGACCGTGTGGCTTGGGTTCGAGACCATGAAGCGCAAATCTTAGACTGCGCCAAAGACCCAATGGGGAACCTCTGGTGGGCCGACCAAGACTCTCCCTTCCAGTTCCTAGCGTTCTGCTTCGAGTGGCAAGCATGGAGAGAACACGAGGCCAAGTTCGGTACTCCTGAAGGCTTCAAGTGCGGAATCCCGGTGGCCTTTGACGGAACCTGCTCTGGTCTTCAGCATTTCTCCGCTATCCTCCGTGACCCTGTGGGTGGCAAGGCCGTAAACCTGCTCCCTGCTGATAAGCCGCAGGACATCTACGGAATGGTCGCAGAGGTAGTCAATGAGCAACTCAAAAAGGATTCTGTCTCTGGTACTCCTGACACCACCGCAGAAGGCAAGAATGGCGAACCATACACCAAGTACGGTACAAAAACACTGGCTCAACAATGGCTGGCCTATGGTGTCAATCGTAAAGTTACCAAGCGTTCTGTAATGACTCTGGCCTATGGCTCCAAGGAGTTCGGATTCCGTGACCAAATCCTTGAGGACACCATTGAACCTGCAATCTTGGAAGGCCGTGGCGGTATGTTCGCTAACCCGAATCAATCCGCAGGATACATGGCGAAACTCATCTGGAACGCTGTGCGGAAAGTCGTTGTCAAGGCCGTAGAAGGTATGGAATGGCTTCAACAAATGGCTCGTCTAGTTTGTAAGGAGGGCCAAGTAGTAACTTGGATGACTCCTATGGGCCTCCCGGTTCAGCAATCCTACATGGTATGCAATTCAGAGGTGTATCGTATGCGTTTCTCTGGCATCGACAAACGGTTCTACTCAGTGAATATTACCGGAGACATCGACAAAAGAGCGCAAGCCCAAGGTATCGCTCCTAACTTCATTCACTCAATGGATGCGGCACACTTGCAACTGACTGTCATCATGGCGAAGGAGGCAGGTATCAACCATTTCTCCATGATTCACGATTCCTACGGTGCGCCTGTAGCCCAAGCAGACAGAATGTTCAAAACAGTCAGAGAAGCGTTCATTAAGATGTACTCTGAGAACAATGTTCTGGAGCAATTCAAGGCTGACATGGAGATGCTCATTGAGAAGGGAGACAAGATTCCTGCTATTCCTTCCAAGGGAACCCTAGACCTCAATGTAGTCCGCGAATCTTTATACACCTTCCACTAATACTTATTCATTGAAATTCTTGTCGAAACCCTATTGACATCTAATTGCGGCACATTACAGAGAAGAGAGATGACTAAAGGTATATCTCAAGGTATATCCTTTAGGATTCTCTCTTTATGTATATTCACTAAAAGTATATTACCCAAGGTATATACCTAAAGAACAACAAGGAGGAACAACAAAATGATTCTACCTAAGTACCTATGCCCTGTCTGTAATAAATCTCATGAGGACTTTGATTCTGCTATGTCTTGTATCAATAGTCATCCAACGCTTGAGAAAGTGGAGACACCTTCGGAACGAGTCGTGGATGCCTTTGAGTATGTAGACGTGACCATGAGCAACGGTGCTGTCTACAGATATAAACGTCTAAGACAGATTGGAGGTGACGATTGGGATGATTGAAGGTAAAACTGCAAGTCAAATCATTATTGATGACCCGGAAGGCTCCGCTAAGACCTCTGCTCACTATCAAGTAGGTTCCAAACAACCTATAGAAATCATGCAGGAGGTCATGAGTCCCGAAGAGTTCCAAGGGTTCCTTCGTGGGAATGTCATCAAGTACGCTCTGCGGCTCGGTCATAAGGACAAGGCCGTGAAAGAAGCGGCGAAGATTGAGCAGTACGCAAAGTGGCTCCGTGAGGCTCTCGAAGGTAAGCAAATCGACCCTCGGAACTAATTGCGGCACATTACAGAGAAATAGTCGCAGATTTTAATTGCGGCACATTACAGAGAAGACCCGTTGGGGTCTTTTAGTTTTTCTAGGAGGTATGAAATGGCACAAGCAAAGACTGAAACAAATCAAACACCAAAAGAAACCCCGAAAGCAACACCAAAGCAGACCAAGAGTGATGCTCCGGTGCTGAAGGTCTTGAAGTTGAAACCAGAGGCCACGGTTCCTGAAAAGAAAACCAATGGCTCCTGCGGCTTAGACCTGCATGTACTGGACAACATTCCTGTCTTCCCTACGCATTTACGCAAGGAGGCATACGTTCTGCACACTGGACTAGCCTTTGAGATTCCTGAAGGCTACCATGTGGAAATTTACCTGCGGTCTTCAACTGGTAAGAACCGCAAATTACGCCTAGCAAATGGCACAGGAATCATTGACAGCGACTACAGAGGCGAAATCATGCTACTGGTCGAGAACGTGGGCCAAGATGTTGAACACGTTTTCCCCGGAGACCGTATCGCTCAGGCAATCCTTGTGAAAGACCCTGAGTTCACTATTGAGGTCGTAGAGTCCCTGTCAGACACCAAAAGAGGCAAAGGTGGCTTCGGCTCCACCGGAAAGAATTAAGGAGGATGTATAAACAATGGCAAAAGCAAATTTCAAACGTGTAACTTCCCCTCGTGGTGAGGCTCTGTATCCCTACCTGAAGGCTCCTGAAGTCTATGAAGGCGAAGAAGTGGGCTACACGATTCAGGTCAAGTTCTCCAAGGAGGACACTGATAAAGTCCTTGCGATTCTGGAAGAAGAACTGGAATCCGCTAAGAACTCCAGTGAGTTCAAAGGCAAACGCTGGTCTAAGGAGCCTCGTATGGGATTCCGTGAAGACCAGAATGGAGATATTGTCTTCAAGTTCAAAACTAAAGCAACTATCAAGACAAAGGCCGGAGACATTGTGAAGCGCACAGTCCCGGTCTTTGATGCTAAAGGAAAGCCTGTGGATGTTACTATCGGCAATGGCTCGGTAGTCCGTGTGGCGTTCCAGATTGTACCTTATTGGAAATCCTCGACCAACAACGGCCTGTCCTTGTACCTCGATGCAGTCCAAGTCATCGAACTGGTTGAGTACAAAGGAGGCGGCAACGCTTCGTCCTTCGGCTTCGGTGAAGAAGATGGATTCGTTGGCAGTGATGCTACTCCGTTTGACGATGAAGAAGATGCTGTGACTCCGGGCGATGTTGGCGATGAGGAGTTCTAATTTTGGCTACAAAGAGAACCTTTAGTCGCCGTGGTGGGTGGTCGGAACATGTCACGTCCACCTACCGCTCTGGCCTTGAAGAAGGTATTGCAGGACAACTTGAAAACGCCGGGGTTCCTGTGGCCTTTGAAAAGTATTACCTTGAGTACACTATCCCGGCAAGTGTCCATAAGTACACACCGGACTTCCTGCTCCCTAACGGAATCATTGTCGAATCCAAGGGACTGTTTGAGTCCGAAGACCGAAAGAAACATCTCCTCGTCAAAGCACAATACCCACACTTGGACATTAGGTTCATCTTCTCGAACCCCAACCAGAAACTCTACAAAGGTAGCCCTACGACTTATGCCATGTGGTGTGAGAAGTACGGCTTTTTGTATGCTAAGAAGTTGATTCCTCTGGCGTGGCTCAAGGAGAAACCGAAAGATACTACCGGATTACAGACCAAGAAAGGAGGAAAATCGTGAAGTTCAGGACTAGAAAATCCACGGACTTCCTGTATATCCACTTAAAGGACACAGGAGGTCTTTCCGTTCCTGAACTGCGTAGAGCGGCTCGTAAAGTAGGAAAACTGGATGTCGATTATCACTATGTAGTTCAGGACAATGGCGTGGTGGAACAAGGGAGGGAGCAATATGTAGTCGCTGGTTATGAGTTTGAGAACAGCGAGAATAGTATCTACGTTCTGGTGGATACCGGAGAAAATGACCGTCTGAGCGATGCTCAAAAAGTGGCACTACAAGACCTTATGGATTCCATTTACGCAACTTATCCCAACGTAAAAACAATCATGGAGTAAAAGGAGGGAGACAATGGAGGACTCAACAATAATCCGGGCGCACATCCCCTGCCCTGACTGCGGTTCAAGCGATGCCATGTGTGAGTATAGCGATGGTCATACCTTCTGCTTCTCCTGCGAGACACACCACCACGGCAACGACACTGAAACCAAAGGAGGCAATAAGACTGTGCGAAACCACGAGGTCATACCATTGGACTCCCTCACTCTCGACTCATTGAGAGCAAGGGGAATAACCCAAGAAACATGCGCCAAGTACGGCTACTACAAGACCCGGATAAACAATGAAATGGCCCAAGTCGCTTGCTATTATTCAGACAGCGGCGAACTCGTGGGCCAGAAAGTTCGCTTTAAGGACAAGCGGTTCTCTGTCCGTGGTGAAGTATCTGACCGATTCTTTGGGCAACACCTTTGGCACGGAGGCGGCAAGAAACTGGTCATCACAGAGGGAGAAATCGACTGTCTAACGGTGTCACAGGTTCAAGGTAACAAGTACCCTGTCGTTTCTATCCCTAACGGTGCGAAATCAGCCAAGAGAATCTTCAAGGCTCAGATGGAATGGCTCAATAGTTTTGAGCAAGTAATTGTCATGTTTGACATGGATGAGCGTGGACGTGAGGCTGTATCGGATGTCGAAGGGATTCTGAAACCGGGAAAACTCTACATCGCTACGTTACCACTGAAAGACCCAAACGAGTGCTTACTTAACGATCAAGCAGATGCAATCGTCAAAGCCATATGGAACGCCAAGGTCTATAAACCGGACGGAATTGTCAATGGTGCAGACCTTTGGAACGTACTGGAGAACGAGGAAGAGGAAGAAGAAGGATACTCTCTCCCTTGGGACATCGACCTCCAGAAGATGACTTTAGGACTCCGCAAAGGCGAACTCGTTGTCCTGACAGCAGGAACCGGAGTCGGCAAGACTACCTTTGTCCGTCAAATTGCTCATAACTTCGGGGTCAAACAGAACCTCAAGGTGGGCATGATGATGCTCGAAGAAAACGTCAAAAGAACTGCCAAAGGTCTCATGAGTATTGAGGCCGGGAAGCGGCTCCACATCAACCGTAAAGCGGTAACTCCCGAAGAGTACAAAGAAGCCTTTGAGAAAACCCTTGGAACTGGAAACTTTATCTTCCACGAACACTTTGGTTCTATCGAAGGTGACAACCTACTGAACAAAATGCGGTACATGGTAGTCGGTGAAGGATGTGACTTTATCATCCTCGACCATGTATCCATTGCGGTCTCCGGGCTTGAAGGAGACAACGAAAGGAAACTCATCGACATTTTGATGACCACTATGCGCTCTCTGGTAGAAGAAACCGGAGTTGGCTTGGTGGTCATTTCTCATCTTAAACGACCCGATGGGCAACAGTCCCATGAGGAAGGTGGCGTGACATCCCTGAGTCAACTCAGAGGTTCCGGGGCTATTGCTCAACTGGCAGACACGGTTATTGGTCTAGAGCGTAACCAACAAGCCGAAGGAAAAGAAAAGAACCTTGTCCGTATACGGCTCCTGAAGTGCCGCTTCACAGGCGAAACCGGTATTGCTGGATACCTTTGGTACAACAAGGAGACTGACCGCTTAGAAGGCGTTGACAAACTTAGTGATTACCTTGAGGAAAACATAGACCTCGGAGATAACGAGGATACACCATTTTAAGGAGGATATTGATTATGGAAAAGATTGAAAACATTGAGGAAATGATGGAGCAACTGGAAGAACTGCTGGCTCCGAAACTGCGGATTAAACTGGAGATTGGCTTCTTAGGTAACGTATCTGGAGCGACAACTGAAATTCCGGTGGAACTATTGATGCAATCCAAGAACCCGAAGGCTCTTATGGCTGAAATTTTGGAAGAAATGCACGTTGGCATTATGCGCCAACTGAAGACCGAATTGAAGAAAGAACTCGCTAAAATGGAGGAATAAACCATGTTGAAACTGCCTGTCGTGAACAAGGGCGTAACCCTTCAAGAAATTCCCGGAGAAATCTCCGTCTTCTTTGAACTCGGTAACTGCAAACAGAAATGCAAAGGCTGTCACAGTCCAATGCTCCAGATTCCTCTCGGTAAAGTCCATTGGACTGACATTGAGGAAATGGCCCACTATGCCGAAACGGAGAAAAGTAGAGGGGCCACCGCTATTGTTCTGATGGGTGGCACAACAAATGGCATAACCTTCATTGACTTAATGAAGACCATTAAGCGGCTCTCAAAGGTACTCCCTGTGGGTATCTACTCCGGGGCCGCTGTTTCTTCTATCACTACATTATCCCTGAAGGCTATCCGCTCCCTCACCTGGCTCAAGGCCGGGGAATACCGGGAGGAACTCGGTGGTCTGAACTCAATGACCACCAACCAAAGATTCTATAAGCGAATCTCTGAGGATGAGTGGTCAGATATTACCGCAGTTTTCCCTAAAGATTAATTGCGGCATATTACAGAGAAATCTCAGAGAAAGGAGTATGTCGGTGCTTAATAAACTCACACCTGACCAAATCAACTCAAAAGTAGCGTTCATTGAGAACTACATCAAGGCCCAAAATGCGGCTGATGGTTCCCTCGTGGATGCTAATGCAAACGTAACGCAAAAAGACATCGCAACGATGGAAACCGAATTATATAAATTCGAGACAATCCAACTGAATCGGGCTATCGTGTGTCATGAGTTGGAGAAGACGTTCGGTAAGGAATTGGCTGACCAGTACCTTGAGGACATCAAGAACCATCTCATTTACATCCACGATGAAACAAGCCTGAAGCCTTATTGCGTGTCTATCTCCATGTATCCCTTCTTATTTGAAGGCACTCGCAACATTGGAGGCACAAGTAAGGCTCCTAAGAACCTTCGCTCTTTCTGCGGTGCGTTCAATAATCTGGTATATCAAGTGGCCTCTGGGTTCGCCGGGGCTGTAGCGACAGTCGAGTTCTTGATGTACTTTGACTACTTTGCTCGAAAATCTTATGGTGCTAACTACCTTGAGACCAACCGCAAGGAAGTAGCCCAAGAACTACAAGGCGTAGTCTACACACTGAACCAACCTGCGGCGGCTCGTGGCAACCAGAGTGTATTCTGGAATATCTCCGTGTTCGATAAGTTCTACTTTGAGAGCCTATTCGGAACATTCTACTTCCCTGATGGAACTCAGCCTGTATGGGATTCATTAGAGAAGTTGCAGGAGTTCTTTATGGATTGGTTCCGGGTAGAGCGCACAAAAGAACTTTTGACTTTCCCGGTAGTGACAGCAGCCATGCTCATAGACCCAGAAGAAAAGAGACCTATGGACACTCGGTTCGAGGCTTATTGTGCCGAACAGATGTCAAAGGGTCTCTCTTTCTTTGTCTATATGAGCGATACTGCGGATTCGCTGGCTTCATGTTGCAGACTCCGCAACGAACTGGCTGACAATGAGTTCTCGTATTCCTTGGGTGCTGGCGGCGTGTCCACTGGTTCCATTCAGGTAATTACCCTGAATCTCAATCGCGCAGAACAGCGGTACATACGCTCTCAGTTGTACCCGGAGGACAAATTACGTCCTATCATTGAGCGCATCCATAAGTACCTCGTGGCTCATCGCAACATTCAAAAGAAACACCTTGAGGCCGGACTGCTCCCTGTCTATAAAGCAGGGTACATCAATATTGATAAGCAGTTCTGCACTATCGGAATTAACGGTGCTGTTGAGGCCGCTGAGTTCTACCGTGTGAGACCTAGCGACAACGAAGAGTATAAGAACTTTATTGGCAAACGCCTCAAACTCATCTACCAGATGAACAAGGAAGCCTATAAGACCTATGGGTTCCGCTTCAACACTGAATTTGTCCCGGCTGAATCCTTGGGAGTAAAGAACGCTAAGTGGGACAAAGAGGATGGCCTGAAGGTAAAACGTGATTGTTACAACTCCTACTTCTACGCTGTGGAAGACCCGACTGTGTCCATTCTGGAGAAGATGGCTCTGCATGGCAAGGAGTTCACACAGTACCTCGATGGCGGCTCTGCGCTTCACTTGAACCTTGAGCAACTACCTACCGTTCCTGCGGCTATCGGCTTGATGAGAGCGGCGGCTAGACTTGGGGTGAACTATTGGACATTCAACACGCTCTCAACTATCTGCGATGCGTGTGACATTATCGACCCTCGGACTCTCTCGAAGTGTCCTAAGTGTGGGAAGAGTGACCACTTGGATTATGCAACTCGTGTCATTGGCTACCTGAAGCGAGTCTCTTGTTTCTCGTCCGGTAGACAGAAAGAACACAGTAAACGACACTATGCCATTATTGGCGCAAAACGTAAGGAGGATTATGAAATATGAAAAAGTTACTGGCTTATAAAACCATTGAGCAAATCGAGGATGTCCTGAAGCGTGGAGATGAAAAGTGCGCTAAATACCTTGAGACCATTGAGAACGCAGTCAAGGCTATCGTGCTGTTTCCTTTCCGTGTGGAAGTGAAAATCATCAAAATCCGTCTAACCCTGACCGACAAGTATCTGGAAGGTAAGGCCAAGACCTGCGAGGCTATCTTAAAGAAACTCTCCTACGAACGTAAGAAAGTAGCCAAGGAGCAAATCGAGGCTCGCAAAATGCTGAAAGACCTGAGAAGTAAATACAACTATTAAGGAGATGAACCAACGTGCTAATCTTTGACTTAGAATCTAATGGCCTCTTGGATACATTGAGTCGTATCCATTGTATGGTCATCTCGGACGGTGTGAGTAGAACCCGGTATCGACCGGAAGATGTGGACGATGGTGTATACCGCCTGTTCAAAGCGATTGAAAATAATGAACCTATCTGCGGTCATAACATCATCGACTTTGACATCCCGGCGATTCAGAAGGTGTTCCCTTGGTTCATCATCCCTCGCAACAAACGTCATCTTGTGGTTGACACGTTGGTTCTCTCCCGGCTTATCTACTCGAACATAAATGATATTGATGCTGGACTCATGCGTTCAGGGAAACTACCGGGGAAACTATTCGGGAGTCACTCCTTGAAGGCTTGGGGTTATCGCTTGGGAGAATTAAAGGGAACCTACGCTGAAGACACCGAAGATGCTTGGGCCGTATTCAGCGAGGAAATGCTGGACTACAATGACCAAGACGTTGTAGTAACTGAGAAACTCTACAATAAATTAATAAGCAAAGAATATTCGACCGTTGCAATCCAACTGGAACATGAAGCCCAATGGCTGATGTCCCAACAGGAGCGCAACGGTTTTCCTTTTGATGAAGCAAAGGCAAGAGAACTGGAGGTTACTCTGCGTAGTCGAGCCGCTATCCTTGATGCTCAACTTCGCAAGGCTGTTCCTCCTATTCCTGACAAAATCTTTATTCCTAAGAAAGACAACAAGGCCAGAGGTTACAAGGCTGGAGTTCCGGTGCAAAAGTACAAAGACTTCAACCCAAACTCTCGCCAGCAAATCGAATGGATTATCACTAAGCACTTCGGGTATGTCCCGGATAATGAAGAGTTATTCGATGATGAAGGCCGCACTCGCTTAAAAATTGATGATGTGACCTTCGGATACCTGAAGAACGATGAGGCCGCTCCAAAAGAAGTCCGGGAACTCTCGGCTATCTTCGAGGAGTACCTTATGGTGTCCAAGCGTCTCGGACAGTTGGCTGATGGAAAGCAAGCATGGCTCGGTTGTATAGGCGAAGATGGCAACATTCACGGCTCCGTGAATCCCAATGGTGCTGTGACCGGACGTGCTACTCACAGTCAACCGAACGTGGCCCAAGTACCAAAAGTAGGCTCTCCATATGGGAAAGAGTGCCGGGAACTCTTCCGGGTTCCTAGAGGCTGGACACAGGCTGGTATAGATGCAAGCGGTCTGGAACTACGCTGTCTCGCTCACTTCCTGTTCCCTTATGACAATGGGCATTATGCAGACACGGTAGTCAATGGTGACGTTCACACGTTGAACCAACAGGCCGCAGGGCTACCCACGAGGGACAACGCAAAGACCTTCATTTATGCGTTCCTCTATGGGGCCGGGGATGCCAAGATTGGAAAGATTGTCGGAGGCGATGCAAAAGATGGCAAGCGACTCAAGAGGGAGTTCCTCAAGAAAACCCCGGCAATCGCTGAACTCAAGAAGGCCATTGAGAACGCTCTGATTGCAGAGTCACATCGTGGTCAAATCAAAAAGTGGAAACGCAGATACCTAAAAGGTCTTGATGGTCGCATCCTGCATGTGCGCTCCCTCCACTCTGCTCTTAATCTCCTACTGCAATCCGCAGGTGCGCTTATCTGCAAGAAATGGATTGTTCGCTTGGAGGAACGCTTGGTGGAACGCGGGCTGACTCATGGATGGGACGGAGACTTTGCGTATCTCGCTTGGGTACATGATGAGGTTCAAGTGGCTTGCCGCACTAAAGAAATCGCTGAGATTGTTGTGGCTGAAGCACAGGAGGCTATGCGTGATGCTCAAGCGTTCTTTAAGTTCCGTACTCAATTAGATACCGAAGGAAAAATTGGGTATAACTGGAGTGATTGCCATTAAGAAATGTAAAGGATGTGGAAAGGAATTACCACTAACTGAATATGGTAGAAATTCTCAAGGTAGACAAGGCTACCATAGTCGATGTCGTACTTGTAGAAAATCAGAGTCATATAAACGCCTCTACGGAATCTCGTTGGAAGATGCCCAACGTATCTTAGATTCCCAAGGAGGCGTTTGTGCTTTATGTGGTTATCCATTGGATTTAACAGTAGGCAACGACAGGAACGCTTGTGTTGACCACTGTCACAGTACAGGAAAGATTCGAGGGATACTCTGCCGTTCCTGTAATGGTGCTATTGGAAAACTAGGCGATTCTGTTGAAGCCATGCAAAAGGTCATCAACTACTTACAAGGAGGAATTTGATTATGAAAACAAGTGTATGCCGTGAGATTATCGTGGAGTTCATCCACACCATGAAAGACAAGAAAGGTTTTGTTACTGTGAATCAACATGAAGTAGCCAATGCGTTTGGTCTAAACTCTGGTTCCATTAGCCGTGTCCTGAAAAGCCTTATCGAAGAAGGCAAGATTGTCAAGGTCGTTCCTCATAGTTCTGGAAGACCTGCTGTATATCGGGTGGTCGCATGAAAGTAGAGTTAATTCACCTAACACCAAATGCTCTTGCGTTATGTGCAGGAGCGATGAGTAAGTGTTATGACAAAAACGTGTCCCCTGCCTCTGTTGTGAAATACGGAGTGCAGTCGGGACACTTTTCAGTTTTAGAACATGCCCACGCTACATTCGATATTGAGTGTTCACTTGCTGTCCTTGGGCAACTCACTAGACATAGACATCTCTCATTTACCGTTAAGTCCTCAAGAGGAGCGATGTCTCACTATCCCGGTGATTATGACTGTCCTCGAAGTATCCAGTCTCATCCTTCTGCCACGAAGCACATTGAGCAGACTTTCCAAATTTATAAAGACCTCATCCAGAGTGGAGTTCCAACTGAGGATGCGGCCTATCTTCTTCCTAAAGGAACCATTACAAAACTGCGTGTCACTGGAAATCTCCGGGCATGGCTTGAGTACCTCCCGAAACGGCTATGTTTGAGAGCGATGCCTGAACACCGTGAGGTTGCTAATGAAATCAAAAGGTTACTGGCCTTTGAACTGCCTGAAGTATTTGCAAATGTAACTACTCCTTGTGACACCTGCAAGGAAACTAAATGTGAATTTTAAGGAGGAATCGTCATGGCTGAAAAATGGTATGAACGTGTAGCAAAACAATTCGGGGCCGAAGTGAACGCTGAGATGGAAACCACAATCACTGAGGGCTTATCTCGCAACAAGGCTCTATATGGTGCTAGATACTGCCCTTGTAAACTACAACGTACTCCTGACAATATCTGCCCTTGCAAAGAGTTCCGTGAAGAGGGCCATTGTCATTGTGGCCTGTTCGTATAAGGAGTGATTGTATGAACTTCAAGCCGCAACTGGCTCTTGACTTATCAAAGGTCAAAGTAGCGAAATTGGTATGGCCTATGTTTGTCTCCCAGAAGGTAGATGGTGTCTGGTGCTGTGCTATCAAAGAGAACGACATTGTGACCACATATAGCCGAACCGGGGAAGTCTTTTCTTCCATGAGACACATTGAGACTGAACTGTCGAAAATCCTCCAGAACCGTGAAGGAATTGTATTTGAGGCCGCTGTGTATAGCAATACAATTCCTCAGTCCGTTGTCTCTGGGTGGGTACGAGATACCAAGAATCAACACTTGGAACTTCATGCCTCCTGCCATACCCTATTAAACCTTGACAACTTCAATGTTCCATTCAAGACTTCTTGGATTGAACTGAGAAAACGTATTGAGAGCGGTGTGGTTGAACGCCGCATCGCTACCTTTGTCATGCAGACTCTTGTGTACTCCATTGAGGAGGCCCAGAAGTATGCTAACCTTATCATCCAACATGGAGGCGAAGGTGCTGTTCTAAGGAACCCTCGTGCCGTATATCAACCGGGAAAACGAAATGCAGACATCATCAAAATTAAGAAAGGTGTCTCCTTCGACCTCAAGGTCATTGGTGTCTATGAAGGCAAAGGGAAATACAAGGGAACCCTCGGTGGTCTCGTATGTTGCTGGAAGGATGACAGGACTATCGAAATCTCAGGTATGACCGATGCCCAGAGACACGCTTGGTGGAGCAATCCTGAAGAAATCATTGGGAAGGTCGTACAGGTGGATGCGATGTGCGAATCCTCAAAGGGACTTCTGAGAGAGCCTCGCTTCAAAGGCATCCGATTAGATAAGACGGAAGGAGACTTCTAATATGAACGAATACTTGAAAGTGCTTCATGCGCTTTATATAAACCCTCGCCATTTACAAAGCGACTTCGCAAGATATAACGCCAAGATTATCGCAGAGGCCGCTTCTCGTGGGCATATCACTTGTCTACTGGCTGGAATCGCTACGAACAAATGGTATCTCACAATCAAAGGGGCTGAGACCTTGAATGAAGCGGGGTGGATGGACTAATGAAACATCCACTCATTTTGCTTTTTGATGCCGATATGATTCTCTTTGAGTCCTGCGCCGCTGTAGAGACAGAGATTCAATGGGAAGATGACCTTTGGACTTTACACTCAGATGCCGCAGATGCCAAGGCTAAAGTAGATGACCGCATCTCCTCCATCACTGACAAGGTATTGACCAAGCTCGGTCATGAAGGAGCCTATGAGATTCTCATGTGCTTCACCGATGATAACAACTTCAGAAAAACCATCCTACCTTCTTACAAGGCTAACCGTATCGGAAAACGCAAGCCTGTCTGTTACCGTGGGGTCAAAGAGTGGGTCTTTGAGAACTACACTACCTATCAACGGCCTAACCTTGAGGCTGACGATTGTATTGGCATCCTGGCTACCTTGAAACCAAATACACTCATCATCTCCGGTGATAAGGATTTTAAGAGCGTTCCCGGTCGATTCTTCAACTACCGCAAGGACGAACTCTATGAAATCTCTGAGGATGAGGCTAACTATTGGCATATGTTCCAGACCCTCATCGGAGATACCGCTGACAACTACTCAGGGTGTCCCGGTATTGGCGAAAAGACTGCCCAGAAGATTCTCGCTGAAGGATGCTCTTGGGAGACTGTTGTTGCTCAATTCACGAAGAAAGGACTCACTGAGCATGATGCCTTGACACAGGCACGAGTAGCCCGGATTCTTCGCAAAGAGGATTATGACTTCAAGAATAAGGCGGTGAAGTTATGGGAGCCAAAGCGGTAGAAGTAACCCTTCTCGACAGACAACTCGCTCCCGATGAGGTTCTCCACGTCTCCACCGCTATCTACAGTCATATGACAATGATGGGGGCCAAGGGTCATCCTTTGGCTCCTTTTGTGTCTTTTGGGAATATCCATCGAACCTTAGAGACCGCTAACCGTAGCGGCTATCTGGATGTCTATGTTCTTGGTGAGAGAATTATCGGAGTCATTATGTATGACTTTGGGAACCTTTGGTGGGCCAATGGAGCCTGCTTGAAAGAAATGATTGTCTTCACCGTAGACCCGGACTTCGTTGGGTTCGGGAGGATTGCTCTGGAACGGCTTGAGGAACTCGCTGTGGAGCATGACTGCGTTCTCATCGAGACCGCAGGTGCGCTTGCTGAAGATAAGAAACTCATGGAAAACCTTTACACCAAGAAAGGTGGCTACCAAGTTACCTACCCTACATTCGTGAGGATAGTGAGTTAATTGAGGCATATATAATCAGGTTCCTAATTGCGGCATATCCCAGAGAAGGACAGAAAGGGTGATGTATCTGGAGGATGAACTGAAGATTCCTATTATATCTCAGGGACTCTTAGAGTACCTAGAGACCTCTTTTGGTATAGACACTTTACTAACTCAGAAAGCAAAGAACAATGATGAACACATGGGTTATATCAAAGGTGTCCGTGAGGTCTTAGGGAGACTAAGGGCTATCCATGAGAGCCAAAACGAACAGGGGGATTGAGAATGTGTTGGAAAGTTAGTATGCCCTCAATTCCGAAGGTAGAGACAACTGCTAGAGAACTCGTTCCTCAAACTGAGTCTAAGGCTCCTGACTCTCCTATCTTCGGAGACAGTAATGACTCGTTCCTTAACATCGTTAAGAAGCGAGGCACTCAAGCCTTGAAGATTGATGCCAAGAACACTGACAAGCAATCATCCGGGTATTCCCCGATTAATTACTAAATGAGAGGTGATGTTGTAGATGGGTGGAGTTTTAGGATGGGTCGGTGGTCTATTCGCCGCAAAGAAAGCGGCTGATGCTATAAAACCTAACATTAAACAGGAAACACCTGCAACTCCAGCGGTAGCCGCTCCGAACCCCGATGTTCAACAGGAGACCGGAGTTGACACCACTGGTGAAGCAATCAAACGTAAAGCCAAAGGTAAAAAAGGGCTTATGATTCAGCCAACCAACACAACTGGTGGAGGTTCTGTCGGTGGAACCGGGTTGAATATCTAGGCGGTGTAGTCCATGAGTGATACCAAACAAAAACGCTCAGAGACCGCACAGTCCTTATATAAGCGCATGGAAACCGAACGTGCGCCTTACATCCGAAGGGCCGAAGAGTGTGCTAAGTATACTATCCCCTCACTGTTTCCTCAACAGTCCGACAATGCAAATACGGACTTTGCTACTCCCTATCAATCCGTAGGGTCTCGCGGAGTCAATAACTTAGGCTCCAAATTGATGCTGGCTCTGCTCCCTCCGAACTCCCCATTCTTCAGGCTCACTCCGGGCCAAGGAGCAAAGGAAAACCTTGAGACCATGCAAGATGTCAAGGAGAAAGTCGAACAAGCCTTGATGCTATTGGAGCAGAAAATCACTCGGTATATCGAGACGCATCAAATCCGTGTGACTGTCGCAGAGGCTCTCAAAGTTCTCGTAGTGACAGGTAATGCTCTCCTATTCCTGCCTCCGAAAGAAGGCGGTATGAAACTCTACAAGTTGAACTCCTACGTTCTCCAAAGAGATGCCTTGGGTAATGTGATTCAACTGGTCACTGTAGACAAGATTGCTTATGCCGCTCTACCGGATGATGTTAAGTCCATGATTGATAAGTCTGGACAGCAAAAGAAACCTGAAGACACCGTTGAGATTTACACTCACGCTTATCTCGAAGATGGACAATTCGTGTCTTATCAAGAGGTCGCAGGTGAAGTTATTCCCGGTACTGAGCAGACATTCCCCAAAGATAAAACTCCGTGGATTCCTATTCGGATGTTCAAAGTGGATGGCGAATCGTATGGTCGTGGGTTTGTAGAAGAGTACCTTGGAGACCTCCGCTCACTTGAAGGTCTCTCGAAGGCCATAGTCGAACTTGCGGCTATAGCAGCCAATATCATTTTCCTTGTGAATCCTAATGGCGTGACTAGGGTTCAAAAGGTAGCCAAAGCGAAACCCGGAGAATTTGTGTCCGGTAGACCAGATGATATTCACGCACTACAACTTGAGAAATATGCTGACCTTCAGGTCGCAGAGAAAACAGCGAGCGGAATTGAGGCTCGCCTTTCTTATGCCTTCATGCTGAACTCCGCTGTCCAAAGACAAGGAGAGCGTGTTACTGCTGAAGAGATTCGCTATGTTGCTGGGGAACTTGAGGATACCCTTGGAGGCATCTACTCAATCCTGAGTCAAGAACTCCAACTCCCTCTTGTCCGTAGACTACTGGCTCAATTACAAAGCATGGGTGAAATCCCTGATTTACCGGAAGGTGTCGTTGAGCCTACTATCACAACTGGTCTGGAAGCCTTGGGCCGTGGACACGACTTGAATAAATTGGCTACGTTCCTTGACTTCACCGCTAAGTTACCAGAGGCTTCTCAGCGGCTCAAGATGGATACCCTGCTGACTATGGTAGCAACTGCACTCAACCTTGACACAACGAACCTCGTCAAGAGCGATGAGGAAATCCAACAAGAGATGATGCAGATGCAACAAATGGAACTCCTAAAGCAAGCAACTCCAAATCTTGCTAAAGGGTTCGCTGATGCTCAACTTCAAGGTCAAAATCAAGGAGGTAAATAACTATGGCTGATGTTGAAAACATCTACGGTGACAATGCCATTGTAGGCAACAAAGAAGATGCTGAAAAGGCTCTTGAAGGTCGTGACGTACAGATTACCACGACCAATACCCAGACCGTCAACTTGAAAACCGAGGACGGAGATGGGACTGTAAAAACCGATGATACTCCAAAAGATGACACCAAAGATGGTGACAATAAACAACCCGACACTGAGGTAACTCCTGAGAAACAACTGGAGACTGACATCAAAACTCAGATTCAGGCTGAAGAAGATGCCAAGAAAGACCTTGCGGCTAAAGGCGTGGACTTCAATGCTATTGCCGCAGAGTATGAAGCCAATGGAACCCTGAGTGCTGACACTCTGTCTAAACTGGAAAAGGCTGGATACCCAAAGTCTGTAGTCGATGCGTATATCGCAGGTATGGAAGCGACTGCCGCACGATTCGAGGCACAGGTCTATGAGTACGCTGGCGGTAAAGAAGCGTTCCAGCAGATGACTCAGTTCGTACAAGGACTCGGTAATGAGTATGTCAATGCGTTCAACCGTGTCATTGAAACTGGAGACCTGACACAAATCCGCATCGCTATCCAAGGGTTCAAAGCCCAGATGACCGCTAAGTACGGTACAGCGAACCGGACTATCATGGGTAAAGGCAACACAACCACTGGTGTCCAAGGGTTCACCTCTCGTGAAGAAATGGTAAAAGCGATGAGTGACCCTCGCTACTTGCGTGACCCCGGTTATACCAGAGAAGTCCAAGAGAAAACCATGAAGTCAACCTTCATGCGCTAATTCAATAGCCCTCCTTGGGATGGCCCTGACTCAAACGAGTCGGGGTCTTTTCTTTTATCCACATAACAAAAATTTTGAGAAAAGAAAGGATGATTAATTAATGGCAGATGTAATTGTTGCTCAACCCGGTAAAGTTGAAGGTGGTACTGATTTACTCCAAATGTATCTGAAGGTGTTCGCAGGTGAGGTCATTACGGCCTTTGAGCGTTCCTCGGTTACTTTGGGAAGACACATGGTAAGAACTATTGAGGCAGGAAAATCCGCGCAGTTCCCGATATTTGGTCGTGCGAAAGCGGCTTATCTGAAACCGGGGAAATCTCTGGATGACCTTCGCGAGAACATTCCTCACAACGAACGGACTATTCAGATTGATGGTCTGTTGACTTCCTCGCAGATGATTGCAGACATTGACGAGGCTATGAAACACTACGATGTTCGCGGTGAATACTCTCGCCAAATGGGTGAGGCTCTGGCCCTTGCCGCTGATGGCGCAGTTTTGGCAGAAGCCGCTAAGTTGGTAGTAGCCAACAAAGAGAACATCACTGGCCTTGGTAAAGGTGAACTGGTAACTCGTAACCTTGCTACGGCTGACTTCGGCATCACTGAGGCGATGGGTAAAGCCATTGTCAACATGCTCTTGGAAATCAAAGCCAAGATGTCCAAGAACCGTGTTCCTGCGGCTGAACGCTATGTATACATGAAGCCTGAAGGGACTAACGCATTGGTCGCTTCTTTAGTGGCTATCAACCGAGACTTCGGTGCTGTGGCTACTATCACTGAAGCCAATGTACTGCGTGTGGCTGGCTTCGACATCATTGAGTGTCCTCACTTGACCGATGGTGGAGCCGCTGTGAATGAAGGTCTATTACAGGGTGATGGACACGTCTTTCCAGACACCTACAAAGATTCTTGCATGTTCATCGCTATGCACAGAACCGCTGTAGGCACTGTGAAACTGCGTGACCTTGCTCTGGAACAGGCCCGTAGAGCCGAATACCAAGCAGATATGCTTGTGGCTAAGTACGCTATGGGTCATGGTGGTCTTCGTCCTGAAGCCGCCTTTATGGGTATTGTAACCCACTCCTAATCTAAGATAGGGGAATCTTCTGGTATTCCAGAGGGTTCCCCTATTTTTTACTATTTTGACACGAAAGGAGGAGTTCTGGTGATTCTGACTCCTGTTACTGAATTGGATGCTGTAAATGAAATCATCGGGGCCATTGGTGAATCCCCGGTAAACTCTATCGAAAACCCGACAAACGTGGATGTCATTAATGCAATCCGCTTATTGAACCTCACGAATCGCCAAGTACAAGCCAAAGGATGGTCTTTCAATATCATTGAGAGTTACACTCTGAACCCAGATATATTCACTAAGAAAATCCGATGGATGGATAACTTCCTATTTATTAGAGGTACTGATGGTACTCGGTATGTAAAGCGTGGGGATTATCTCTACGACTTCGATAATCAGACCGATACCTTTGAAAATAATATTGAAGTTGAATGTATCCTATTGGTTCCCTTCGAGGACATGCCAGAACCAATGAAACAATATATCACAGCGAAGGCCGCTAGGGAGTTCCAAGTGCGTTATCTCGGTGACTCCGCTCTGACTGAAGAGTTGGCTCGGTACGAGATGGAAGCATGGCGAGACCTTCAGGAGTACGAGTTGGAACTGAACAATTTCAATATGCTGGACATGACAGGAGTTCAGCAGTTACGGAGGCGATAAGTTATGGGCCTGTACTCACAGACCATTAAGAATCTCGTCTCCGGTATTAGCCAACAGCCTCCTATTCTACGACTCCCGGAACAGTTGGAATACCAAGAGAACGGTATGTCCACGGAAGCCAGCGGTCTCCAGAAACGTCCTCCCACCATTCACATCGCCTCCCTTCTATCTTCTGCAATTGCTCCTGGAGTAAAACCATTGGTGCATCTTATCAACCGGGATGAATATGAGCAGTACGTTGTCTTATTCAACGGTTCTGAGGTTCACGTCTGGGATGCCAAAGGAAATAAAAAGACAGTCAACTATGCAACAGGAGCGCAAGGCTATATCACTACTACGAACCCACGGAGAAAACTCAAGGCTATCACAGTAGCAGACTATACGTTCATTGTAAACATTGACAAGATAACTGCCATGACTTCTGAGGTTACTCCGAATGTGTGGGCCACTCAAGGAGCCTTAATAAATGTCAAACAGGGTCAATATGGACGAAAGTATGAAATCATCGTCAATGGGACTTCTGTCGCTACCTTTACGACTCCCGATGGTTCTCAATCCGCTCATAGTACACAGATTGACACCAACTACATCGCTACGCAGTTGAAGACAGGTCTCACCACGGCTGGCTACACAGTTACCCAAGGTGAGGGCTGGCTTTATTTTTATAAGGCTGGCGTGACTATTTCAACCTTAGAGACAAAGGATGGCTTCAATAATAACGCTATGATTGGGATTCTGAAGACCGTCCAAAAGTTCTCCAATTTACCGGCACAGGCTCCCGATGGGTTCATTGTGGAAGTCCTCGGAGAACCCGGAAGTGGTGCTGATGATTACTATGTGAAATACGATGCGGTAGATAAAGTATGGAAAGAGACTGCAAAACCGGGAATACAATGTACTTTTGATGCCTCCACCATGCCGTTTGTATTGGTTCGCGAAGCCGACTATACGTTCACTTTGAAACCTGCTGATTGGGTCAAACGGAAGACCGGGGATGATGACTCAAACCCTCTCCCTTCCTTCATTGGACAGAAGATTAATGACCTATTCTTCTTCAGGAACCGCTTGGGCTTCATCGCTGGAGAGAATGTTATCTTGTCGAAGGCCGGGGAGTTCTTTCAGTTCTGGATGAGTTCCGCTGTGGAACTTCAGGATACAGACCCGATTGACTTGGCAGTTAGTCACAATACTGTCTCCATTTTGTATCACGCTGTTCCCTTCGCAGAGGAACTCTTGCTATTCTCCGCTCAGACTCAGTTCGTCCTCCGAGCCGAAGGTATTTTAAGTCCTAAGAACGCTCGACTTGACCAAGTGACTGAATTTGGCTGTAATACCTATACTCGTCCTGTAGGCGCAGGTCGAAGGGTTTACTTTCCGGCTGAAAGAGCGCAATATACCTCAATTAAAGAGTTTTATGCGGTTCAGGATGTAACCAACGTGAAGAACGCACAGGACATCACAAGTCATGTACCTTCGTATATTCCAAATGGTGTTTATCGGCTAATCTCCTCGACCATTGAGAATATCCTGCTGATTCTAACCGAAGGGGCTGAAGACAAAATTTATGTCTATAAGTACCTCTTTGTAGATGAGCAACGGATTCAGGCTTCATGGTCTCATTGGACATTCAACGGTGGAAAGATTCTGGGAGGCGGCTTCATCGGCTCTCAGTTGTACCTTGTGATTCAAAGAGATTCAGGGCTGTTCCTTGAAAAGATGTCCTTTACCTACAACACAAAGGATTATGACGATGAGCCTTATCGTGTCTTTCTTGACCGCAAAGCAATTGCCGCTCCTATCCCGGCCCAGAACTATGACAGTGTAAATGACATGACCACGTTCGACTTCAAGAATGTCTATGGCGGCTCTGTTGCGGCTGGAACCTATGGTCTCGTCACTCCAGATGGTCTATTCCGTTCCTACAGTTCCTCAGAGATGACTAATGGAACCGTAAAGTTGCAAGGTAACTGGACAGGCCAAAAGATGACTGTGGGCCAGTTATATAACTGGAAATTCTCATTTTCGGAAATCATGCTGAAGCAACAGGATGACCGAGGGACAAGAGCAGATACTGAAGGCCGACTCCAACTGCGGAACTTCTGGGTCAACTATGTGGAATCTGGGTACTTCAAGGCCACTGTGGAACACTTCGACAAGCAGACATTCACTTATGAAATGACTGCTCGTATCCTTGGCTCTGGTAGGAACTATCTAAACAGAATGCCTTCGGAGACAGGAATATTCAAGTTCCCGGTACAATCCTTGAGCGCAAACTGCCGAATTTCCATTGAAAGTACCTATCCTACCCCAGTGTCCATCATTGGCGCAGGATGGGAAGGAAATTACTACAGGAGGTCTCAGCGATTATGATTAAGGTCGTTCCTGCAACGATTGCTCATATCTTCGAGTTTGCAGATAATGCTCGAAGAATTGACATTGAGGAGGTTGAGGTAGCGAGTGGAAAATCCTTCGACTCGCATCTCCCCTCCCTTCTTTTATCCATCAACAAGGTACAGGCGGTCATTGAGGATGAGACCGGAGAAGTCCTTGGGATTGGTGGAATTGAACCTACAAGAAATCTGACAGTAGGTGCTATATGGCTCTTGATGACAAACGCTGTTGAGAGCCGCAAGATTGAGTTCCTCCGGTTCTCCCGGAGATACCTGAAGACCCTCTTGGCAGAATACGAGTGCCTTATTAATGTAGTCTACAACAAGAACAAATTGCATGTCTCTTGGCTCAACTGGCTAGGGGCTGAATGGGTCGAACAGAACGAACTCTTTTCCATGTTCATTATCACAAGAAAGAGGTGAACGCCTAATGTGTTGGTGGGCTTCTGTCGCACAGGCAGGGCTTAGTATTGCAGGGTCTGTCATGAACTATCAAGCACAGGCCCAAGCGGCACAGGCGCAGGGAGAGGCTATGGCTCAACAGGCCACCTATGCTATTCAATCCATGAACCGTGAATTTGCAAATTATGAAATTGAGCGCAGGGATGCCTTCGATGCGGCTGTCCAAGAGATTACTAAGACACGTCTTAATGCGATGCAACTCAATTCTCAGGTAGAAGCGGCTGTTGCTGAAGAGATGGCTGGTGGTGGACGTACAGCAGACCGGATTATGCGTAGCGTACACGCTGATGAAGCGCGGTCTGTCGCATCCATCCAAGACAACTACCAGAGAAAATCCAATGAAATCGACTTGAATAAAGAGACTACCCTTCTGTCCACTAAGAACTATATCTCAGGGCTGAAGCCACCTTCGGCTCCAAGCAAACTCGGTCTGTTCTTAGATGTGGCCTCGGCAGGTGTCAATGCTTATACCTCCGGTACTATGGCGAAGAACGATGCGCTGTCTAAGGGTTACAAATGGGACTTCTGGAAAGGGGTAGTGAGATAAATGAGAAAGGAGGATAAGGCACATGGCGAGTAACGTAGCATCCGCTTTAGGTACTCAGCGGCAGTTCTCGGCGATGCCACAAAATACTTATGAACAGAGACTTACTTCGCTCCCTGCTCATGTTGGTGTTACGGCTCCTGCTTCTAATGATGGTGTACTACTTGCACGGTCGTTAGGAGTCTTAGGGGATTCCCTTATGGCATTGGGTGTCGCTAAAGAGAAAGATAGAGAGAAAGTTGATACCGCCGCAACTGAACGCCTTCTCAAAGGAGTATCCGAAGAAGACTTAAAGAAACTAAAGGCTATTGACCTATTAAACACCTACGGTCACTTTGAACTGGCAGATAGTCCCTATGCTATCAACTTAATTGAGAAGTGGCGTGGTAAATATTTTGGTTCTAAAACTCTCGCTGAGTATAGTGAATTAGTAGCACAAGAAGGCAGGGCCAAGACCTCTGAGGAAGAGGCCGCTCGGTTCTCTAAGTTCTACAACGAGAAATTACCGGAGTACCTGAAGGAGACATCCCATGAGCAAGCCTTCCGTGAGGGCTTCTTCGATAACTTCCATGTTGACTTATTGAGTCAAGTCAAGGCTCAGATTGCCGACTACTCGAAAGACCTACGCGCTGTCCGCGATGGCACAATTCAGGCAGACTTCGGACAGTTGGCTCAGAATAGCCTAAACCTTACATCAGAGGAACTCACAGCGAAGGCCCAAGAGTTGTTCCGTGGGGCTGCTGTGACAAAGATGACTCGTGAAGAACGTATGGCTCTCGCTAAGACATTTTTGAATAATGTCGCTGTCTTCTCTGCATCGCCAGATAAGGTTAAGGCGTTATCTAGTATTGAGTTATTCACCGGGGATGATGGGAACCCCGTTCTTTTGGGTTCTAAGGTTGATAATTCGGAAGCCATACAAAACGCTATTATCTCTGCTCGTAGAATGAACGATGAATATGTCTTCAAGAAACGAATAGAGATGCAGAAGTTAAAACCAGATGAGATTTTACCTTGGATGCAGGAGTTAAAGAAAAACGACCCGGAAATGTACCACATTCTCGCTCCAGAGTCTGAGCAGGTGTACCATAACGCTGTAGTCCTTCAGAAACAAGAAGAGGCTCGTAAGGCTAAAGCATTGGCTAAACAGGCCGCTATGAATCAAAAAAGGTATATTTGGAGAGCGCAGTTCAACGCTCATATGAATAATCAAGCAACTGACGGAAGGTATCCTGTTGCACAATCTCTTAGCGGTCTACCAGACGCTTATTTTGTAGACGAGAACGGAAATACCGTTAAGTCTCCTTGGACTCCCGAAGAGGCATACGACCTATTTAAAGAAAACATGATGGAACTCTATATGAAGGATATATCCCCGCAAGAAAAGGCAAAGACCGCCATGCAGGTACTTAGATTCGGGCCGGGAGAATCCTATGTTAAGGCATTGAAAGGACAAATTCAAGGAGCCTTGGATACTGCTAGTACACACACTATCGTTCAGGATATGGATGTAGGTAGTGTCCGTAGTGCCTTGGAGATGTACGAGGCTGACAGTGGAACTTTTGGTCGTATCTTCGGGCCTGAGATTACCGCTTCAATTCAGACCATTAGAAGTCTCCGGGACTTAGGGAAAAGTACAGACGATGCCTTGACAATCTTTGTGCAGGGCCGTGAGGCTCTTAAAGACCCTACCTTGAAGGAGCAATATGAAACAAACTACAAGAACAGAAAGCCTTCTTCAGTGGATATAACAGATATGAGTGGTAGTACCGCCTCTGTCCCAATTACGGAAGATTCCATCTTGAACTCTCATATTCACACTATGGCTCTGTACCTCCAAGGTGCAGGGTATCCGATTGAGACTGCGATGGAGATTGCTAGTGGTAAAGCCAAGGAAAACTATTGGGCCTACAATAACCATGTATTTCCGAAGGCTTGGTTCTCTGGTCTCAATGTGGATGACAAAGCCGCTACCGCTTCTGCCTTCATGGATAACCAGAGACAGGCATTGGCAAGTTACAGCGGAGTTGATGCGTCCCATATCTTCGCTATTTATAACCCTTATACTGACCGTATAGAAATCAAAGGTAACGGAGTATCCGCAACGTATGACCGTGAGTTATTCACGAACCAAGCGAACCAGTTTGCCTATGACAGTGTTCAGAGAGCGAAGAATACTCCTATATTCCAAGGAGACTACAAAATTGAGGCTCCTAAAGGAGAAACTCATGAGCCGACTTGGTGGGATAAAACCAAGGAGTTCTTCCACGTCCCTTGGTAATTGCGGCATATTACAGAGAAAGGAGGTAATACCTTGGATAACAAGGAGTATATAAAACAGTGGTTAGCCAGTAAAGGGCTTAATAATTCCCAGATTGCAGGTATCATGGGGAATCTTGCTGGCGAATCCGGGTATAGCAACACAATTCATGAAGGTCATGTCCAAAAGTCATTCGATGTAAATGACAGAGTTGGCTATGGTATCGCTCAATGGACAGACCCCGGAAGAAAACAAGGATTGAAGAACTACGCTGATTCCAAAGGAACTGACGTGTCCGACCTTGATACTCAATTAGAATACATGATGTCTGAAATTGACCCAGACCTATTGAATAGAATGGGAAACTCTTCACCGGAACAGGCAGTCAATATGTTTCTAAGGGAATTTGAAAGACCGCAAGACCCAGATGCCACATATGCGTTTCGAGTAAAAGCGGGGTACGATGCCATTGGCTCTGACCCTGCTTCTTTCTTTTTCAGAACTGGTCAAGGTGCTTATGGTGTCCCGGAGAATACTCCGAACCCGGAAGACCCTGCTCCACCGCCTTCCTTTTGGCAAGAATCTAAAGACAAGTTTCTTGATTCCTTTTACGACAAAGGGACTATCTCAGTCGTTCGTTCAGGGTGGGCCGCTCTGGAGTCAATGGCCTCTACTGGTCATTGGACTGTTCCTGGCTTTAGCAATTACACTCCTTCTAAAGAGGAAGTTGACTTCGTAAATAAGATGCTCCCAAATGACTACTCCGCTCAGAAGTTCGTCCTCATGAACGCTATGTCCTCTGACCATCTCAATCGGCTTGTCGCTATGAAACGAGAGGACTTGGAAAGAGCATACAGGGTCTCAAATTACGGCTATGGCCTGTCTTCACTGGCAACCGTGGCAGGTGCTTTACTTGACCCTTGGCTTCTAGTCCCGGTGTTAGGTCAAGAGGCTTTTGTCGCAAAAAGTCTAGGTAGATTAGGTGCGATGGGAATGCGTCTATCACAGGCGAAGATGATTCGTTATGGAGAACTAGCGGCTCAAAATATGGGTATCATGGGTTTTGACCGCTTTTTAGCGGAACGCTATGGTGGATACCAACCGCACTATGCAGGGGCCATGCTGATAGGTGGTATCGCTGGTGTTGCTACAGGTGTCCTAAAAGACCTCGCTCGTAGAGGCATAGAGAACGATGCAGTCCGTGTACTTGATGGGGCGATAGATAACATGGAATCCCATGCAATCGCAAATTCCCTTGATGCTCCCCTACCCAGCGAAGTGAGGGCCAACGCTAGAGCAATTCTTGGTAAATATCAAGACAGCGACTTCATTAAGAGTATCGTTAAGGAAGGCTCTGAGGCCGCTGAACTAATGAAAACAGGCCGTATCTTCGTGATGGGTAAAGAGGAGGCCAAGAAAGCCGCACAGGAACTGGGAATCACTCTGAGCGATGACTTCAAAGCCTTCGACATCAAAGGTACTGGCATCTCGGTACTTGCTAAAGAACACGTCACACCGGAGACCTTAGACGGTCTTGTGGCGCATGAAATTGGTGTCCATGAGGGTCTTCAAGCGTTCCTTGGGGATTCCGGTTATAAGACTGTCATGGATGAAGTAATGAAACGTGTTAATAATCCTCAGACAAAAGAATGGAAATTGGCTGTGAAAACCGGGGGCGGCCCGGAGGAAATCTTAGGCCACTGGATTGAGCAGGCTCCGAAAAACGATAAGGTATTCAATATTATCAAAGGCAAGGTTGATGCTCAGTTGAGAAAACTTGGTGTCAAATCCTCGGTATCCGATGAGGAACTCCGGGATATTGTCCAAAGAAGTATTCAACACCAAATCTACAAAGAGAGTCCTATTCATATCAATCCCGATGGTTCAATGTTAGTCCACGGTATCCGCTATTCACAGAACAACATCTTCAACGTCAATACTTGGGCCAAATGGTTCGATGATACAGGGGCCAGCGTGGGAAAGGCTCAGAAAGACCTCCCTTGGTTCATCCCTAAGTCAGTCGGTAAGAGCCTTGAGGCTGATTGGTTCTGGAAGACTCCTTATGGTGTCCTTGTTAACTCCAAGACAAACTCCGGGGCTAAACTGGCTGAACTCCTTGGACATGACTACCGGATGCGGCCTCGTACTGCTCCCTCTGCTCTCCCGGCTGAGAAACAAGCAGAACACCTATCGAACCGCTGGAACTCTATGTATAGCGACTACATGGACATCCGCACTAAGTACCTATTGGAAACTGTATTATCCCACGGCTTGCCTACTCCCCAAAGGATGCGGCAGTTCGACAAGGACGTTATGGAGTGCTTCAATGCGAGATACGCAGGGAATACCGCAGGTATCACTCGGACATCTTGGGAACCTGCTGTGGAACAGGCCGCAAGCAAGGTTAAGGAAATCATGGAGGATATGTGGTCTCATGCCCAGATGCCTTCCGAACGTCTTGGTGGTGTCCGTGGTAAAGGCAGTCTGGTAGACCCTCGCCTCGATGCGGTAGACCATGAGTTCTATCGTGTTACCGATGAAGACCGCCTGACTCAACTTGTGGGTAAATACTTCAAGACTCAGGAGGAGGCTGTTGACTTCTTCGCTGACTACGCTCGTCAATTCGTGAAACGTGATGTGGTTCGGGCTAAACTGGAACGTGCCGAGAACATCCGGTATGAGGATGCTATGAACGTTTGGAAGAAAGCAGGTTCTAAAGGCGAGGCTCCTGAGAAAATCGCAATCACTGAAGACATGGTTGACGATTGGATTGAGAAGGAATCCGTGAATTGGGCCAAAGGTCAAATTGACCGTGAGGTCTCTCAGTTGACCTTCACAGGAAGCGGTCGCTATGGCGATGATACCGCAACATTTCTCCGGGAGAGATTCCCGATGGATACCTCTGGAGAAATATCTGCTCCTTGGGGTGGAACCTTCTGCTATGACAGAGACCTGCGCTTAACTTCCATTGACAGGATTCTCCCGAAGATGATTAAGCGAACCGCAGGTGAAATCGCTATCCACAATACCCTTGGTGATGCAGTTGAGAGAGCCAAAATTCTCGACAAGTTTGTTCAAGAGTTAGGCCATGCCGAACGCAAACCGGGAGGCATCTCCCCTGCTCAACGGAAACTCGAAGAAGAGGCCGCTCATGCTCTCATCGACAGAATCAGAGGAGTCCGTGGATACGGAACCGATAAGACCGTAAAGGATGCCTTCAGCGACTTTGTGCGTACTAAGGCTTATGGCGATGTCGGTGGTAATATGGCGTCCGCTCAGTTGGGAGAACTAGGTGGTGCGATGTCCTATGTAGGAGGTCGTATCCTAATGAGTGCTATCCCGGAAATCTCAAGCGTATACCGGAAGATTATGCTTGGCACTCAGAAGCAACAACTTGTCGAAGAGGTAGCCAAGAGAGCCTTCGGGGAAGACTTGATGAACCGTGTCTGGACGAACTCTGCATCCTATGAGTCTCGCTCCTTCCGTGAGGTCTCAGAGTTAGGAAGTAAGATGGCTCTGGCGGCTGACAAAGTAAATGAGGTCGCTAAGTTCGTAGGGAAACTCACTTCGACTGTGAACCGTCTCCCCTACCTAACTGACCGGATGATTAATGAGGCTCGTATCTGGACTGTCTTGGATTCTGTAGATTGGGCCAATGGTGCTAAGTTCGGCACTATCATTAAACCTCGAAATCCATTCTCAGAGTGGAACCTAAAGGCTGTTGGTATCAACAGTAGAGCGGCTACAGATGCCTTGAAGAATGACATCAAGAAATACATCGGAAACGGTGTGGCTAATGATGTCCAGTGGATTAAAGACAATCCGGTGACATATTTCCAATGGAAAATGCTCGTAGACAACAATGCTATGAGAGCCTTCCAACAGCAGACCGTGGGTAACATGAGTATGCTCAAGGAGGCCAACTGGTTCACTCGGATGTTCTTCCAGTTCAAGGACTTCACCTTCCGGGCTATCAACGGTCAAACCATGAGGGCCATGACAAGCCGACAGGCTGATGATGTATTGGCGGCTCTATTCTCTATGGGAACAAACATGATGGCCTATGCAGGGTTGACTTATGGTAGAGCATGGGCTAGGTTCCCAGAGGATAAGACCAAGCGTGAACAGTACCTCAAGGAGCAACTCGCTCCGTGGAGACTCGCTGTAGCGGCCTTCTCTCGTGGTGCTATCACAGGGTCTATTCCGGGCTTCTTTACGGATGCCTACGAGATTGCTACAGGAACCCCGATGTTCCGTACTACCGTAGATAACACAGTATCTTCTAATCAAAAGCAAACGCAATCCTCTTGGAACACTAACAAGAAGGAGTGGTTAGGAAACGTAGCATACAACGCTACACGCCAATTACCTGCCGCTCAGACCATCAATAAGTCCATTCAGTTCCCGGTAGCGGCCTACCATCTGGCTACTCATCAAGGCTCCAAACAAGATATTCAGGATGTCGTAAACGGCCTACCACTCAATGGATGGCTCGGTATGATGTACCTGACCGGAGAACTTAAAGACCACTCCAAGTTGCCGGATAAGCCTCCCAAGAAGGCGGCTCCAACCGGAGGAAATATCTTGGACAAACTAATGAAGTAGAGACCTGCGATTCCGTGGGTCTCTTTCTTATTTCTTAAAGAAAGGTGAGTGATATTTTGGCTAGTGAACGTAAGACTATTGTGACTTACAAAGGTACTGGCTCACAGAAGGTCTTTGCGTTTCCTTTTGATTACTTGAGGAAGTCCTTCATCAAAGTAATGATTGACGGAAACCCTTTGACCTATGGGACTGACTACACGGTGTCTGATAAGCAACTAACCTTCACAAATGCTCCTGTACTGAACGCTATTATAGTCATCTACAGGGAAACCGCTACTGACCGTCTGGTGGCATGGGAGGATGCTTCTGTCCTTCGTGCTGGAGACCTGACGTTGTTTGAGGTTCAGTTGCTCCATATTGCAGAGGAAACCAAAGACAAGGTTCAGGAGGCAGGATTGGCTCTGGATGACCTTGACGGTAAATGGGATGCTCGTCTGAAAGTCCTGAAGAATCTCCTTGACCCTGTAGACAATCTGGATGCTGTCAATAAGCGATACTTTGAGTCTACTCAGGCAGGGTACATTCAGGCTTCTCAGGCCAAGGTTGACCAAGCGACTGCTCAAGCGAACTTCGCTCAGTCTAAGGCCAATGATGCCTCTGCGAGTGCTTCTGCGGCTCGTACTTCGGAACTCAATGCGAAAGCCTCTGAGACTGCCGCTAAGACCTCAGAGACCAATGCCAAGGCTTC